CCTGCACGCCCCGGTGCGGGTGCCGTACAGGCGCTTCAGCGTGACCAGTGACACCTGGTGGCTGACGGTCACGTGGGCGCCGGGGGACACCGGCAGCGACCGAGCAACGCTCGAGCCGATCACGGACGACAGGACGGAATGGACGCTGACCCTCTGGGGCTTGCGGTTCCGTGGTGGGCGCACAGCCGAATTCATCTGGCAGCGGGAAGCCCGTCGCCTCGACGCAGCAAGGACTTGACCATGCAGACCACGACCAGCGCCATGCCGCGCAACAACACCATGAACCCGAAGATCTCCACGCCGGAGCACAAGATCCCGGCCGAGCAGACCCCGTGCCCCCCGCAGGTGGGCAGCCCGAAGGGCGCCGTCCGGGGCTTCACCGGCACCGGCACGCTGAAGGCGAAGGTCTGACCGTGGCCAACGACGTGGTCGTCGCCCTGGCGCCGCACCAGCAGCGCGTGGTCGACGAGAAGCGCGACCTGGACGGGAAGCTGGCGAAGCTGACGGCGTTCCTGCGCACCGAGCTCTTCCTGAGCCTGGACGCCCGGGAGCGCGAGCGCCTGACGGCCCAGCGCGGCGCCATGGCGCTGTACAGCTTCATCCTCGGCGAGCGCATCGCCGCCTGGGGGCCCTGATGGCGCGCGGCGGCCGAAGCAAGGTGGCAGGGACGATGGGCGACATCGCGGCCAAGAACAACCCCGCGAAGCCGCCGGCGCACCTGACCACGAACCAGACCCGGGCCACGCCGCGCGGCCGCATCAACCTGAAGGCGGTCGCCGAGGTGCTGCAGGAGCGCGGCCTGGACCCCACCAGCGAGATCGTCGACGTGCTCGAGGCCAAGCGCATCGTCAAGGTGTTCGACAAGGCGCTCGGCATGGAGGTCGAGGTCGAGGAGCCGGTGCTGGACCCCGACACGCGGGCCCGCATCAACCTGGAACTGCTGCAGTACGTGCAGCCGAAGCTCAAGTCGATCGAGGTGAAGGCCAAGGTGGCCGCCGCTGGCTTCGACATCAGCACCGACCAGGGCCGCCGGCTGGCCGAGGCCTTCCTGAAGGGCCAGGCGCTGGCCGACGAGGAGAAGCTGCAGTGAGCACCGCGATCGTCCTGGTGTCCCTGGCGCTCACCGCGCCGATCCTGCTGGCCACCGCCGCCCTGGCGCTCGGCCACGTCATCGTCCGGTTGCGCTGATGCGCTGGCTCGCCCGCTCGATCCTTTGGCTGCTCGACCTGCCGGGCCGCGCCTTCGACGCGCTGGACGACTGGTTCTACCCGCCGCGCAAGCCCGAACCCATCGACTGGGGCACTGACCCATTCGAGATCCTGCGCGTCGCCGGCGTCCCGCCGGGCACCCAGGAAGGCTTCGCCGGCATGACGTTGATCCCGCCTCTGGCGCCTGTGATGCACCTTCGGGCGGACCTGATCATCGTCCCGCGCAGCGTCTACGCCAACCACCGCGAGTGGGTGCGCGAGACGCTGGCGCTGTGTCTGAAGCCGGCCGGCCGGCTGGTGGTCGTCCGATGATTCTCCGGACCACCCAGTCGTTCACGATCGCGCACGTCGTGCGCCGTCGGCCGCTCGGGACAGCGCCTGAGTCCGCGCGCTTCCGTGTGCCCGGCGACGTCGCCGGCAGCGGCGACCTGTACGACTTGGTCCTGGTGCCGCGCGAGATGCTCGAGTCCGCGGACGAGGAGCGGATCGGTCACTGGTTCGAAGCCGAGGTTGCGCCGCGCGTTCGCCCGGGCGGCGAAGTGGTGGTGGTCGGCTGATGGAAAAGCGCGACCTTATCCCGCTGTGCCGCCAGTCGCTGGTGGCCTACGCCATCGCGTCCTGGCCCGGCTATCAGCCGGGCAAGCACCACTTCAAGCTGGCGCGCGCGCTGGAGCGCGTCGCCAGCGGCGACTGCAAGCGGCTGATCATCACGATGCCGCCGCGGCACGGCAAGTCGATGCAGGCGTCGGAGTTCTTCCCGGCGTGGTATCTGGGGCACCACCCCGACCACTACATCATCCACTCGAGCTACTCGCAGGAGCTCGTGGACGGTTTCGGCCGCAAGGTCCGGAACCAGCTGAAGGACGAGCTCTACAACGCCGTCTTCCCCGAGTGCGCGCTGTCCGACGACAGCATGGCGCAGAACAAGTTCAACACGACCGCCGGCGGGGCCTACTTCGCCGTCGGCGTGGGCGGCTCGGCGACGGGCCGCGGCGCGCACGTGGCGCTGATCGACGACCCGATCAAGGACCGCGAGTCCGCCGACAGCGAGACGCAGCGCCAGACGCTGAAGGACTGGTACACCTCGGTCGCGTACACCCGGCTGATGCCCGGCGGCGCGATCATCGTCATCCAGACGCGCTGGCACGAGGACGACCTCGCCGGCTGGCTGCTGCGTGAGCACGCGCACGAGAACTGGGAGGTGCTGAACCTCCCGGCGATCGAGGACGAGGACACGTCGCCGAAGGCGCTGTGGCCCGAGAGCTACCCGCTCGAGCGCCTGCTGCAGATCAAGCAGACGCTGCCCCCGCGCGACTGGGAGGCGCTGTACATGCAACGGCCGCGCGCCGGCACCGGCGCCGAGTTCAAGCGCGGCTGGCTGAACTTCTACCAGGGCATGCCGAACCACCATGGCATGTACAAGCTGCTGCTGGTCGACCCGGCCTCCGGCAAGCGCGTCAACAACGACTTCACGTCGGCCTGGATCGTCGGGCTGGGCCAGGACGAGAACTACTACGTCCTGGACCTCGTGCGCGACCGGCTGAACCTCACTGAGCGGGCCGAGCTGATCTTCCGTCTGCACCGCAAGTGGAAGCCCGGCCAGGTGCGCTACGAGCGCTACGGGATGATGGCCGACGTCGAGCACATCAAGGCCGAGATGAACCGGCGCTCGTACCGCTTCGGCATCACCGAGGTGGGCGGCCTGGCGCCGAAGGTGGATCGCATCCGCCGCCTGATCCCGGCGTTCCAGAAGGGCCAGGTGTGGCTGCCCGAGAGCCTGATGTACACGGGCGCCGACGGCAAGACGATCGACCTGATCCGGCACTTCATCGAGGAAGAGTTCCTGGCGTTCCCGGTGGGCCGCCACGACGACATGCTGGACGGCCTCGCCCGGCTGATGGAGCCGACGCTCGACACGCCGTGGCCGAGCAAGACGCAGATGCGCCCCCTTCCGATGCACGAGCAGTTTGGCGTGCTGGACCCCGAAGTTGGCTACTAGTGTTAGCCAGACTAACGTTTTAAGTCTTCCTGTGGTGGGAACGGGCTCCTCGCGCCCGAGGTTGGCTAGCTGCCCGGCGGCCGAGAAAAGAGGACCGGGCCTTTTCATACAAAGGCACTGCTGAATGGACTTTCCGAGCGACGAAGAACTGAAGAAGGGCCCGCCGGCCGACGCCGAGGGCACCGCCGCGGAGCCGACCGAGGAAGAGGTCGCAGCAGCCGCCGAGAAGAAGGCCGAGCGGCTGCAGCTGTTCGGCTCGAAGCTGGCCGCCCGCCGCGACGCCTGGCTGCGTGCGCGCGCCGCGCAGGGGCTGGACCGTCAGTGGGCCGAGGACATCGACCAGTACAACGGCAAGGACTCGGCCACCAAGGGCCAGACCATGATGAAGGTGGTCGAGCAGGGCGGCCCGGCGCCTAACGCGTCGAAGGACCGTGCTCCGACCCGCTCCACGATCTTCGTGCAGGTGACGCGCGCGAAGACGAACAGCGCCGCGGCGCGGCTGGCCGACGTGGTGCAGCCCGGCGACGAGCGCAACTTCAGCATCAACCCGACCACCGAGCCCTCGCTGCCGCGTTTCGTGACGCTGGCCGCGGCCAACGACAGCCCCGCTGGCGGCTCCGCGGCGCCGCAGATGCCCTCCGGCCCTGCCACGGGCCCGGAAGGCCAGCCAGCGGGCGGCCAGCAGCCTGCGCAGGGCGCTGCCACGATGCCCGGCCCCGGCGCCACCGGTGGCGCGCCTGCTGCAGCGCCCGGCGCCGCGCCGGCGCAGCCGCTGAGCCCGATCGACGAGGCCACGCGCAAGCTGATCGAGGAGTACACCGAGGCGAAGAAGCGCGCCGAGGCGATGCAGAAGACCATCGACGACGCGTTGGGCGAGTGCGACTACGACGCCGAGGTGCGCAAGGCCATCCACGACGCCGCGCTGCTGGGCACCGCGGTGATGGAGGGCCCGGTGGTGGTCAACCGCACGCGCAAGGTGTGGACGAAGAAGGTCGACCCCCAGGGCACCGGCGAATACTGGACCCAGGAGGTGAAGACCGAGTTCAAGCCGGCGTCGTTCCGCCTGGACCCGCGATTCTTCGTGCCCGATCCGCAGGCCGGCGAGAACGTGCAGAACGGCCGCGGTGCGCTGAAGTACCGCAAGCTCAGCGAGAAGCAGGTGCGCGACCTGGCGGAGCAGCCTGCCTACGTGCGCGAGCAGCTGCGCAAGGTGATCGAGGAGGGCCCGAAGCCCAGCACCGCGCTGACCGAGATCTATGGCGACGCCGAGGACCAGGCCGCGCTCGCCGGCGACAGCATGTACGAGCTCTGGACGTACTGGGGCGAGGCCGACCGCGAGGACTGCATCGCCGCCGGCGTCGAGGTGCCCAAGGACGACCTGGAATCGATCTCGGTGTGCATCGAGATGATCAACAGCACCGTCGTGCGCGCGTTCCTGAACCCGCTGGTGGACGGCAAGCTGCCGTTCGACACCTTCGCGTGGGAGCGCCGGCCTGGCCTGCTGTGGGGCTACGGGGTGCCCACGCTGATGCGCGCCCAGCAGCGCGTGATCAACGCCGCGTGGCGAATGATCCTCGACAACGCCGGCGTCTCCAGCGGCCCGCAGATCATCATGAAGCAGGGCGCGGTCCAGCCTGCCGACGGCAACTGGACGCTCTACTCGCGCAAGCTCTGGCTGGCCAACGACGACGTCGACGACGTCACCAAGGCCTTCGCGACCTTCGAGATCCCGTCGCGCCAGAAGGAGCTGCAGGCCATCATCGAGATGGCCGAGAAGCTCTCCGACCAGGAGACGTCCGTGCCGTTCGCCGACCAGGGCGACGTCGGCACCGGCGCGGCCGAGTCGGTGGGCGGCATGCAGATGCGCCAGAACCTGCGCAACGTGATGCTGCGCCGCCAGGTGAAGAACTTCGACGACGGCCTCACCAAGCCGCACATCCGCGCGTACTACGACTACCACATGGAGTACTCGGAGCGCGAGGACATCAAGGGCGACTTCGCGGTCTTCCCGCTGGGATCGAGCACGCTGGTCAAGGCGGACATCCAGAACCAGGCCATCACCAACATGCTGGCCCTGGGCGGCAACCCGGTCTACAGCCCCTTCATCAACCTGAAGAACCTGTTCAAGCGCGCGCTGAAGGCCCAGCACATCGACCCGACGGACGTCATGAACGACGACGCCGAGATCGCGCGCATCCAGGAAGCCGCAGCGAAGAACGCGCCGAAGGATCCGCGCCTGGAGGCCGCCGAGGTGCGCGCCAACGCCGACATCGAGCGCACGAAGGCGCAGGTGCAAATGAACGAGATGGTGGTCAAGGCCAAGGAGGCCGCCACCAACGCCGATGCCCAGCTGCGGCTGGAGATGCTGCGCAGCGAGCGCGAGATCGAGATGATGAAGCTGGCACAGAAGGAGAACGTCAGCCTCGAAACGATCCGCGCGCAGCTGGCGGCGACCGGCATCAAGGAACGCTCGAAACAGGATATGCAGGCGCGCGAGCTGGAGCTTGCCGCTGCGCGCGGGGAGGGCATCTGATGCGGCGTGTAGGCGCGCCTGTGCTGCTCGCCGCCATGGAGGCGGCGGTCGACGCGGCCCGCCAGACCGCGTCGTCGCTGTTCACAGCGCCCGTGAACAGCAGGGCCTACCGCTGCAGCGCGGGCACGTGTGCGCGCCCGGCGTACGCAAAAGGGCTCTGCAACGCGCACTACCTGCGACAGCGCGCCGGCCGGCCGTTGGATGAGCCGCTGCGTGCGCGGAAGCGAGAGGACGCGTGCGCGCAGTGCGGCGAGAAAACAGGAGCAAAGGGCGGCTGGGGCCTCTGCGCCAGCCACTACCGCCGCGCCAGAGCGGCAACCATCAAGGACGCGCTGATCTCCTGCTTCGGCGGCCATTGCGCCCGCTGTACCCAGCCGTTCCCTCGCGCGGCTTTCGACTTCCACCACGCGGACGCAGACAAGGACGCCCATCCGAGTGGGCTCATCGCCAGCGCGTCGCTGAACGACATCGCAGAGGAGGTCGCGAAGTGCGTCTTGCTCTGCGCCAATTGCCACCGAATCGAACACGCAGATGACGAAGTTCTACCAGTTCATTGACCGCGTCCTCGGACACGAGGGCGGCTACAGCACGGATCGCAACGACCCGGGTGGCGAGACGAAGTGGGGCATCAGCAAACGCTCCTACCCCAATCTCGACATCCCGGCGCTCACGCGCGCCCAGGCGGTGGAGATCTACCGCAGGGACTTCTGGGACCGCGTGCACGGCGACGAGATGCCGGCCGAGCTGGCCTTCCAGGCGCTGGACTTCGCCGTCAACAGCGGCGCTGAGACGGCGCTGCGCTACACGCAACGGGTGCTGGGCGTGGCCGATGACGGCCACTGGGGCCCCGTGACGCGCGCCGCGGCCCAGACGGCCGACGGCACGCACGGCGCGCTGCTCCTGGCCGAGCGCCTGGACTTCATGCGCCGCACGAAGAACTGGGTGCACCACGGCAACGGCTGGGCCGGCCGGATCGCACAGAACCTGCGCCACCTGGTGGCCGATGTGCGCGCCGCTGTCGCGGCCGCAACGATGGGAGCAGCAGCTTGAAGAAGGTCACCGACCGGCAGTTCATCGAAGCCTGGGAGCGCCTGGGCGGCGCGCAGGCCGTCTCCGAAGAGCTCGACATGAACGTGCGCTCCGTGCACCTGCGCCGGCGCTCGATCGAGGCCAGCCACGGCATGGAGCTCAAGGCCAAGCACGGCATGTGGGTGCTCAAGGAGCAGGAGTTCATCCGCCTGCAGCTGGACAACGCCCGCGTGCTGGTCAGCAGCGACATCCACGTGTGGCCCGACGTCGAAACGACGGCCATGGCCGCGTTCGTGCTGGCCTGCGAGCACATGAAGCCGGACGTGGTGGTGCTCAACGGCGACGTCTTCGACGGCACCACGATCTCGCGCTTCGGCCCGAGCGAGGCGAACAAGCAGCCCTCGCCGAAGGAAGAGCTCGAGGCCTGCGTCAGCTGGGTCGGGCGCGTGGCGGCCGCGGCCCGGAAGGGCAACCGCAAGGTGCGCCTGATCTGGACGATGGGCAACCACGACAACCGCTACGTGCGCAAGCTCGTCGAGGCGGCCGCGGGCTACGCCGGCATCCACGGCATGGACATCCGCGACCACTTCCCCGAGTGGGAGTTCTGCTACCGGCTGACGATCAACGAGGGCGAGCCCGGCCACACCGACGTCGTGCACAACTGGGCCGGCGGCGTGCACGCGGCCTACAACAACGTGCTGCGTAGCGGCGTCAGCTACGTCACGGGCCACACGCACCGCAGCCTGACGCGCCCCTGGCGCGATAGGACGGGCATGCGCTGGGGCGTCGAGACGGGCACCGGCATGGAGATCGACGGGCCCCAGGCTTACTACGTCGCCGGCCGGCCGGTGGACTGGCACCCGGGCTTCCCGCTGCTGACCTTCCACAAGGGCCGGCTGCTGCGTCCGGAGCACCTCGACGTGCTCGAGGAAGGTGAGTTCAGCTTTCGCGGTCAGGTGGTTGCGATCGATGAATTTTCGCAATCACTTGCGCTCGGACGTTAGTTTGGCTAACATTCGGGTCGGGCCAGTGCGGCCTCGAAATGCGCCAGGAGCGGAGCAAGTGGCCCCGCACCCCTGCATCCGCGAGTAGAGGCGGCTGTGTCCACCAACGGGTTCCCCGGGAGGCCGGGCGCGGGATTCCAAATCCTGCAGGTGGGGTTCGACTCCCTGGGGATCTGCCAGTAGCGGGGTAGTTCAGCGGCAGAACGCCGGGCTCATAACCCGTGAGGTCGCTGGTTCGATCCCAGCCCCCGCTACCACCCAACACCAGCGAAAGCCGCCCCCTGAGGCGGCTTTTTTCATGGCCCAACCCCCCATCGATTTCAACAGCGGCGCCTGGCTGCAGATCGCCGCCTGGGCGACGCAACAGCTGCAGGACGTGCGCGAGAAGAACGACGCGGTGGGCCTTCCGTCCTCGACGACGGACGCGTACCGGGGCGAGATCCGGTTGCTGAAGAGATTGCTCGGCCTGCCTCAGGCAGCCCGGCAAAGCGAGGCCGTGTCGGCGAAAGACCGCCCATACGGTGACTGGGAGCCGGAAGGCTCCTGACCCCTGACGGAGCAAGCACACAGTGCCTGGAGAAGCTGATAACGCCCAAAAACTGTGGGACGAGATGGCGCAGGAGCGCGAGGCCGGCGAGCAGTCGCCCTCGGGGAGCCTGACCTTCGACGAACCGCAGCAGACCGGGCAGGAAGAGACGACTGCCGAGGAAACGGCCACCGAGACGGGCGACAAGCCCGCCGAGACGCCGCCAGGCGATCAGCCAGCGACCACCACGTCGCCGGCGCCCGCCGCTGAAGACCCGTTCGCCGCCCTTCATCCGAAGGTCCGCGAGCGCCTCGAGTCGCTGTCGCAGCTGGCCGAACTGGTGCCGACGCTGCAGAACTCCGTCAAGACCGCCGAAGGGCGGGTTGCAGCGATGCAGCGCGAGATGGACGTGGCCAAGCAGGCGGCGAAGGCCGCACCTGCCCAGGCGGCGCCCACCACGGCGCAGATCGCTGCGGCTTCGGGCGACGTGAAGAAGTGGGAGAGCCTGAAGTCGGACTTCCCCGAGTGGGCAGACGCAACCGAGCAGTTCGTGAACGCGAAGCTGGCCGGCCTCACCCCGCAACAAGCGAGCGGCATGGCACCTGAAGAGGTGCAGCAACTCGTGAAGGACGCGGAGGCGAAGGCCCGGGCGCAAGCGCTGGCGGCTGTCGAGGAAGCGAAGGTCGAACTGAAGTACGAGGACTGGGCCCAGCGGGTCAACAGCCCCGAGTTCAAGGCGTGGTTCGCCGCGCAGGACGCGAACACCCAGGCGCTGGCCAAGAGCCCGCGCGGCAGGGACGCGATCACCCTGATCGACCGCTTCGAAGCCCGCAACGCAGGCGCCGCTGACACCGGCGCCCCGAGCGAAGTTCAACAGGCGCGCAGCAAGAAGCTCGCCGCCGCCGTCACAACGCCCCACGGCCAGCAGGCAACACCCCCGTCCAAGACGGTGGAGGACATGTCCGCGTCGGAGCTGTGGGAGTACGAGCGCAAGCGCGCCGCCAAGCGCGGTGCCGAGCGCGGCCTCAGTTACTGAAAAGGAGCCCTGAACCATGGGCATGCAAGGTTATTCCACCGCCGCGTCGCGAAACAGCATCCGCGCGGCCCAAGACATGCTGGCGCACGCGCAGCCGATCACCGTCCTCGGTGACTTCGGTACGCAGCGCGAGATGCCGCAGAACCAGACGGACACCCTGGTGTTCCGCCGGACGCTGCCGATGTTCTCCAACGCCAGCGGCACCGCCATCGAAGGCACCAACCGCTTCGTCGCCACCCCCGGCGGCGCCTCGGGCCTGTCGCCGGCGCAATTCCAGCTGGGCGAAGGCATGACGCCCAACGCCAACACGATCTCGTTCCAGGACGTGAGCGTGTCGCTGCAGCAGTACGGCCTGCTGTTCAAGTACTCGAGCCGCACCGAACTCCTGTACGAGGACGACATCCCGGCCGAGATGGTGAAGCTCACCGGCGAGACGCTCGCCGAGGTGCTGGAACTGCTGCGCTACGGCGTGCTGAAGGCCGGCTCGACCGTCATCTACGCCAACGGCTCCAGCCGCGCGTCGGTGAACACCACGATCTCGCTGAACGCGCTGCGCAAGGCCGTCCGGACGCTCGAGTCGAACCGCGCCAAGCGCGTGACGTCGCGCATCGCCCCGGGCGTGAACTTCGCCACCCGCGCGATCCAGCCGGCGTACATCGTCTTCGTGCACACCGACGCGGTGGCCGACGTGCGCGCCCTGGCGGGCTTCGTGAAGGTCGAGGAGTACGGCAACTTCAAGCCGATCCACGACCTGGAGTTCGGCAGCTGCGAGGACTTCCGCTTCATCAAGTCGCCGCTCCTGTCGCCGTTCTACAGCGCCGGCTCGGCCACGCTGAACGGCTGCCTGAGCTCGGGCGTCGGCGGTGCCAACGTGGACGTCTACCCGTTCATCGTCATCGGCGAGGACGCGTGGGGCCAGGTGGCGCTGAAGGGCATGAGCGCGGTGAAGCCCACCGTGCTGAAGTCCACGGCGATCAACCACGCCAACCCGCTGGGCCAGTTCGGCTACGTGGGTGCCAGCACCTGGTTCGGCGCCGTGCGCCTGAACGAGGCCTGGATGGCGCGGATCGAGTGCGGCGTCTCGGCCCTCTGATGACCTGAAGGGTTAGCCAGGCTAACACCTGGCTTTCCCTAACCGGAGAAATACATGGCCACTGAATCCGTCAAGCAGCGCTTGGCCGTCCTGACCAACGGGATGGACGCCGATCAGCTGCGGGCGCTCCTCGCCAACCTCGTCGACGGCATCCAAGCCGTGTGCGCGAAGTTGGACGCGGACGCCACCGTCACCGACACGAACTACGCGGCCACCTTCGCCACGTACGTCATCGACTGAAGAAAGGAGAGACGCATGTCTTTCAACCTCGAAGGCGCCAATGGCGGCAGCTTCTGCATGACCAAGGCCGGTCTGGCCATTGGCTCGACCACGTCGCAGCTGTCCACCGCGGCCGCTGCCGTCACCGTCAACGACGGCAAGTTCAACGCCTCGAAGGCCGCCACCGCGACCTTCCTGGCCACGATCGCCGCCGGCGTTGCTGCGGCCCAGGCCATCCCCATCGGCTCGAAGTCGAACTTCGGCATCTGGCTGGACACGTCGGGCAACTTCCGCTTCAGCCAGGGCCCGGTGATGCCGGTGAACCTGTCCACCGACAAGGTCGGCCCGGCACCCAACCCGGGCTCCGGCTACGCGCCGGTGGGCAACGTGGCGGTGTTCGTGGGTGGCGCGGCTGCGGGCGCGTTCACCTTCGGCACCACGGCGTTCAACGCCACCGGCGTGACCACGGTCTACACGGACCTGTTCGCGCCGGCCGCCGAGGCGTTCTGACGCCCGAATGACGCGGGGCGGCGCAAGCCGCCCCCTTCGCCACCCACACCCCACCCCATGAGCAAGAAAATTCTGACCAATGAGGCCCTGGCGGCCGCCGGCGTCTACGTCGAGGCCCCCCAGATCGAGGTGGCCGACAACCAGGCCGCGGTCGATCCGATCGGCCTGGACGCGGACTTCGCGCAGCTGGCTGCGGACGAGAAGTTCCTCCACGAGATCGTCAAGATCCGCATCGCCACCACGACCGACCCCAACGCGCCCCCGTTCGCCACGGTCACCGTCAACGACATCAACAACCGCGTGCGCATTCCCCGCGGCGTCGTCGTGCCGGTGAAGCGCTGCCAGGTGGAGATCCTGGCGCGCATGCGCGAGACGCGCTACCAGCAGCCCCCGCGCAACCCCATGGACCCCGAGTCCGGGAACATGCTGATCCCGCAGCACGCCCAGGTGTACCCGTTCGAAGTGGTCGAGGACAAGAACCCCCTCGGCCGCGCGTGGTACGAGCGCCTGATGGCCGAGCCGACCTACTGATAGGCCAGTGAACAAGCTCGCCCTGGTCAACCGTGCGCGCCGCGAATGCGGCGTGCAGGGTGCTGCGCTGCCGAACCTGACGAGCACCACCCTGACGACGGAAAGCCTCCGTTTCAGGGACTGGGTGAATCAGGAATGGCTCGACCTGCAGACGCTGCGGCCGGACTGGGAGTGGATGCGGGCCACCGCGACGTTCCAGACCGTGCAGGGGCAGGGCGCGTACACGACGACGCAGGCCGGTGCGCCGCTGGTGGCCGAGTGGAAGCGGGACACGTTCCGCTGCTACCTCACGAGCCAGGGGGCCGCGGACGAGCAGTTCCTGCGCTCGCCGGACTTCGACTGGTTCCGCGACGTCTACCTCTTCGGCGCGGCGCGGACCCTTCAGGGCCGGCCGATCGACGCGGCGGTGGTGCCGCTGAACCACGGGCTCGTGCTGGGCCCGGTGCCCGACGGCGTCTACACGGTCGAGGCGGACTACCACCGCAAGGCGGTGGACCTGGCCGACACCGGCGACGAGTCGGACCCGACGTTCTACGGGCTGCCTGAGCAGTTCCACATGATCCTCGTCTACGGTGCGATGCGCTCGTACGCCACCTTCGAGGCTGCGCCCGAGGTGTACCAGCGCGCGGAGACGGGGCACCGGCGCCTGATGAACCGCCTCTACACCTACGGTCTGCCGCGCCCCGAGATGGGCGCGCCGCTGGCATGACGCGCCGCGGGCTGCAGCCCGCCTTCGCGAAGGTCGACCAGCAGTATCTGCCGTTCATCGGCGGGCTGCACACGACCTCGAATCGCCTGGCGGCCACGCCGGGCACCGTCTTCGCGGCCCAGAACTACGAGGGGCTCATCGCCGGCGGCTACCGTCGCACTGGCGGGATCGAGCGCTTCGACGGCCGCGCGCGCCCGAGCGACGCGTCCTACCGGGGCATGGACGCGGCCATCGGCTGGACCTGCGCCGTCGGCGACACCGTCACCGGCGTTACGTCGGGCGCCGTGGCCACGGTCTGCTACAAGAAGCCCGGCGGCGCCTGGATGGCCGTCACCAACATCACCGGCACGTTCGTCGTCGGCGAGATGCTGCAGGTGGCAGCCGTCAACGTCGGCGTCTACACCGGCGACACCGAGCAGGTCGAGGGCTTCACCCAGAACAGCATCGTCTACGCCGCCGGTGAGGTGTACCGGGCGGCCATCGGCCAGGTGCCCGGCAGTGGCCCGCTGCGTGGCGTGACCGAGCTCAACGGCGCGGTCTACGCGTGGCGCGACAACGCGGACGGCACCGCCTGCGCGATCTACAAGTCCTCGGCCGCCGGCTGGGTGGCCGTGCCGCTCTACTACGAGCTCAGCTTCAGCGGCGCCAGCACCGAGCCGGCCGAGGGCGCCACCGTCACGAAGGGCGCCGTCTCGGCGACCGTGAAGCGCGTGGTGCTCGAGAGCGGCGCGTACACCGGCGGCACGGCCGCCGGGCGGCTGATCATCACCGCGCCGACGGGTGGCAGCTTCACCGCCGGCGCGTTCACCGCAGGCATGACGGCCACCGTCACCGCGAGCTACCTGGGCACGGCCATCACGCTGCAGCCGGGCGGCAGCTTCAACTTCGCTGCGGGCGTCTTCACCGCCGGCGTGCGCCGCCTGTACGGCTGCGACGGTGTCAATCGCGAGTTCGAATTCGCCGACGACATCCTGGTGCCGCTGTCGCTGCCGACGGCCGGCGCGCGCGCGTCCTGCGTCACGGTCCACGCGAAGCAGCTGTGGTTCGGGGTGAGGCATGCGGTGCTGCACTCGGCCATCGCGTTCCCGTACGTCTGGAGCGCGCTCGTGGGCGCGGCCGAACTGGGCGTCAACTCCACCGTCACGAACATGGTCCCGCGCGGCGGCGACGCCACGACCTCGGCGCTGATGATCTACAGCACCGCCGGCGTGCACGTGCTGTACGGCACCAGCGACCTGGACTACAAGCTCACGCTGCTGAGCGCCGAGACGGGCGCCGACCCAGGCTCCGCGCAGCCGATGAAGGGCGCGATCTCGGTCAGCCGCGACGGCCTGCGCGTCAGCGAGGCGACGCAGAACTACGACAACTTCAGCTACGAGTCGGCGTCCCAGCGCATCGAGGGCTACACGATGCGGCGCACGGTCACCTGCTCGGTGCTGCAGCGCGCCAGGTCGCTCTACCGTGTCTTCTTCGACGACGGGACGGGCCTCACCGGCGTGCCGGCAGGCAGCGAACTGCAGTGGATGCCGTTCAGCTACGGCTTCACGGTGACGCACGCCTGGAGCGCCACGATCGCTGGCATCGAGCGGTGGTTCATCACCTCCGACTCGAGCGACGCGGCCTACGTCTACGAGATCGACGTCGGGCGCTCGTTCGACGGTGGCTCGATCACCGCTTGGCTGGGCCTGCACCCCTTCACCGCGCGTGCGCCAGGGATCCGCAAGACCTTCCGCAGCACCGTCATCGAGGCCACCGGTGAATCGCCGTTCACGCTGCAGGCGATCGGCGAATTCAACTATGGCGACCCGGACGTACTGGTCACGGAGAGCCTGACGGTCACACCCACAGGCGCCGCGATGCGCTGGGACGTGTCCGACTGGGACGAGGCGGTCTGGGACGGTGTCTACGCCTCCCGCCTGACGTTCGAAACGCGCGGCCAGGGCGCTGCCCTGGGCCTGAACATCTTCAGCGACTCGGCCACCGAGCTGCCCCACACGCTGCATGGCGAAACCGTCAACTACACCGTGCGCAGGAGCGAACGACAATGAGTAACCCGTATTACGAGCGTGTCCTGACCATCACGCCCAACACCGTCGCTCGCTCCGCGGCGCTGGTGACCGAGTTCGACGTCATCGAGGCGGCGTTCGACAACCTGAACACCGCGGTCATCGCGCCGCTGCTCACGCGCTTCGACTTCACTGACAACGAGCTCACGCTGACGGGCAACGTCGACCTGACGGGCGCCACCGCGGTCAAGGTTCCCACCGTCTCGGTGACCGACCCGGATCAGACGAAGGCGGTGAACCTGGCAGCGGCCGCCGCGATGATCGGCACGTCGGGCACGCTGATCCCACCGTACGCGCTGCACGCCGGCAAGTCGCTGCTCTCATACGGCACCCACTACGATTGGGGTTATGTAGTGCCGGCACCGGCAGGCAACGGACTCAAGGTTGCGCGCGTCAACGCGGCAGGGACGGCCTACGAACTCGCGTCGTTCAGCGGCGGCCTCGGCAACGGCGGCGTTGCGACGCACAGCGGCTTCAGCACCGCGGACCAGCGAACGATCCTTGACGTCACGAACTCGACCGCCGGCACGCTGGTGGCGCTGCCCGACGCGACGACCCTACCGGTGGGCACCAGCTACGTGCTCAGTTCGCGCTCCGGCACCAACACCGTGGGCGTGCAGGATGCGAGTGGCAACCTTGTGCTCATCGGCAACTCGAGCAACGGCTCGGCCCTGGTGCTGACGGACAACACCACGGCGGCGGGCACCTGGAAGATCCTGTCCAGCACGCTGACGCTGTCGGACCCGGTGACAACGTTCCGCCAGGTGCGAGCGGGCTTCACCAACGTCAGCACCGTCACCAGCCACAACATCAAGTTCTTGCTGCACATCGGCGGCGACGACTTCCTGCTGGCCGCCGGTGAGTCCTCGGGCCACGCGGTTCGCCTGCGCTGGTTGCGCGCTACGGGCTTGATGATCACCGAGGTCGCGAACGTTACGCTGAGCGCCGCCGGCACCGCGGTGAACCGCATCGAGATCCTGCGCACGGCCAGCGACAGCTACGTGCTGATCCGGCGCTGCACGGGGTCCAACCTGACACATGCCACCGCCGTCACGCTGTCGGGATCCACCATCACCGCGGGCTCGACGGTCGACATCCAGAGCACGACCAACACCAACCCCGCCACGGCCGGCCAGTACGGGCTCGCCTGGTCGGCTGCCGTCAATGGCGACAAGGTGCTGGTGCTGTCGCAGCAGACGGGTGCGCCGGGCTTGTCGATGATCGCGTTCAGCGTCTCCGGCACGACCATCACGCTCGGGACCAAGGTCGACATCCGCGCGAGCGGCGGCAACTACAGCTACAGCTCGGTGGCCGCGTGCGTCGAGGCTGACAAGTGGATCGTCGCCTACGGCACGGACAGCGCGCCGGCGGGTATCTACACCTTTATCGCCACGGCGAGCGGCCTGACGCTGACGGCGAACACCGAGCAGCTGATCCACTCCACCTGCGGCGTCGCCGCCGTGGCTGTGGCCAGCAGCACGAAGGCCTGGATCACCTACCTCGTGAAGAGCACGACCACGCTCCAGGTGGTGCCGATCGACATCACGGGCACCGCGGTCGCCGTGGGGGCGCCTGTGGCCGTCACCGGCGGTCTGTCCTCGTCGAGCGCGACCGATCTTGGGGCGGACATCGAACTGTTCCCGGACAACAAGATCTTCGTCCGCGGGTTCTCTGGGCTCACGACCAACGGCGGCATCGCGGCTGTCGGGTCGGTCGCGAGCGGCGCGTACGTGCAGTCCACCAACACCGGCACCGGCGTCGCGACCTACAACGGGTACGTGCCGGTGAACCGCCTCGGCGACCTGGGGATGGCTTTCGCGCTTGGCATCGACAGCAACGTGTACCTCTTCAGCCCGCTCGGCGTGACCCAGACGATGAGCGCATTCGTCCAGATCCTGCACCAACTCGGCGCCAACGCCAAGAACGCCGCGGCAATCCTGCTGCCCAGCAACCGCATCGTCTGCGCGAACGAGGCCACCAGTGCCACCGTCCAGGTGATCGCAGCCAAGATCGGAGGCTTCTGATGACGCACATCCTGCGAGATAGCACCGGCACCGAACTCGGCCGCAGCGCGACGCCGATCCGGATCGACGGCAACTGGGCGGGCTCGATGGACGAGACATGGTTGAACCTGCCGGAAGGCTGCTACGTGGAGGCCGGCGAACCGGCGCCGGTGGTGCCCGAGGAGGTCACCGCACGCCAGGCCTTCCGCGCCATCTTCCTGCAGCTGGGCAAGACGGAGGACGACCAGCTGGCCCTGGCCG